TTCATCTTTTAGCAAATTCATATGTATTTGATGATACATGTGTTTTGTTAATTGATATATCAACACCAAGTCTTGTCATCAAAGTTTTATATTTATTGGCAATTTTATTGTGTTTTATCACAATATCATCACCTAATATTATATAATCTTTGAAATCATTGACACCACATAAATGTGCTGCTCAATGAACAAGAAGATGGTGAGTAATAGTAAATGCTGCTCAGCTTGTATAAGCTCCCATTGGTTGTCCAACTGAATATCTATAATAGTTATTCTGGAAAACATAGGATCTATCTACAAGTAGATTTTTCCATGCCTCCGCAAATTTTTCATCCTTGTATAAACAAGAGATAAATTTTTGTTGGAGTTTAATGGGAAATCTGTCTGTAGCAGCAGATAAGTCAAGGGAATGAAAATCATTACCATTATTAGTTCAATTGTGGTATGGATCTTGATTAAAAGTTCTATCAGAAGGTAACTTCTTAAGTAAATTAAGAAGTTGCTCATGAATAGGTTTAAGAATAAATTGTGATGTATAATCAACCATCGCAATTACTCTTTCTTTTAATTCAGGATCATGTACAATTGAGAGTTTCCCTAAATTATTCTTTTCTTTATCAATTAAATCTTGGTGGTGTACACATAAATATGTATATCATTCAGAAATAATTTTAAAGTAAGAACCAGATAACACTCTAATATATTCTAATGTATTAGGTGTATGGCACAGAATAGATCACATAGAGCTTTTAGAGGCTTTTCCATTAGGAGAACCTTTAATACTCAAATAGTGATCTTCATCTGTGTAGTTTGGTTTAGATAAAGATAAATTATGATCATTAATAAATTTATTAATAAATCATAATGGAATAGTATAATCTTTCCCTTTATAAGGATCAATTATACTATCCAATTTAACAACACGAGCCTTAGATTCAGTTTCGTCTGGATTTAAAGCTCTAGTATATGATAATAATGTCATAACTATTCTTGGACTTTCTTTTGATAACTTCTTAAGAAAGTTTAGACGTGTTGGAAAATAATCTTTGTCTAATGAAACTCCATCTGAGTTAGATTTTAGCGGTTGTCCACAAATATATCTTGTTATATGAAGCTTAGATGTCTTCATATACTTGATTGTCTGTTTCAATCCGTTATTCTTTCTCATTTGACTAATAAAATCTACATATGTATTGACTATGTGAAAACAATTCTTATTGAATATAGATCTTAGTAATCTTTCTAAGATTAATTTGATTTGATTGTTTTTCATATTAATACATTAAAGATTAGTGATGTGATAATTTCTTATCCATCTTCTGTCCGGTTATATATACAAAATGTATATCGATAACTACGGGGGGTGATAAGTTTTAGAACATTAACTTGGTTTGGTTCCTCACTAAAATAATCCTTTCAGGTTTTAGTCATTTTGAGAGATTTACAAAATATGTGATTATACAATATAATTGTATAATGGGTTATCAACCCCTAGATTTCTTATTTAG